TCATCACCCTCGGCATGTTCGCGACGATCCTCTACGTCCGCCGGCGCGACGCCCGCCGTCATGGTGAGGCGCTGATCCGCCAGGCCGTCCGCTACAGCGTCCGCGACGAGACGCCTGGGGGCACGGTCGGCTACAAGATCGACTGGAGCCAGTACGCCGGCCAGGGCGACGACCGCGGCCAACTCCAGTGGGGCAACGTCGTCAACCGCGATGCCGAGCCGCGCTGGAACAACTCCAGCTTCTTGCAGGACCAGGCCCATCCTGCCGGCTTCCCCGACTCCGTCCAGGCGACGAGCGACCCGACCCTCGACGACTGGGCGAGCGGCAAGTGGGACGTGCAGTTCCCCTGGACCGAGGGCGAGGACGACTAGATGGATGGCCCGATCCTGGTCGCCGCCGAGCTTCTCCCCTGGCTCCTGATCGGCCTGGCACTCGGCTTCTGCATCTACGCGGTCGACGTCTGGGCGCGCAATCACCCGCCCGAGGACGATGACGACTTTCGTGATGACTTGACAGGGGATACGACAGACACATAGTCCACTAGCACGATGGTCACGCACTGCCCTGTTGATGTTGTGTCAACAGGGCATTTTTGACACAGAAGACCGACGCACATTCTCTGTCCGTGGTTTGCGCGCTGGCAGCACAATGGTCTGGCTTGTTCATGGCATCACGACCAGGTCGACGCCGGTTCGACTCCGGCCCACGGACGCCACAGACGCCTCTCCTTCTCCTCCTTCTTCTCCTCACCCCAAAGGACGTCTCCAGATGGCTGCACGACGACCCAGCCGGCTCGCCGACATTCCGCCACTCCCCCCGGACTCGCCGTTCCGACAACCCCCAGTCGTCCCCTGGCGCATGCGCGCTCTTGCCCAGCGGACCGACACTGTCCGAGCGGCGATCCTGGAGGCGTTCAGTCTGGGGGCCTCGTTCCGCGTCGCCGCGGCAACGGGCGGCTGGAGCCCCGCGGGGCTCGCCAAGTGGGTCGAGGACGACGAGACGCTCGCCCAAGAGATTGAGTTGGCGCAGGCCGACTTCGTCCTGGAGAACCTCCGCGGTCTGCGTGAGGCGGCCCCTAAATCCTGGCAGGCCCGGGCCTGGCTCTTAGAGCGCGCCCGACCCGACGAGTATGGTCGGACGATCCAGCAGCACCAGGTTGACGTCAAGGCGCAGGTCCAGCAGCAGATCGAGGTCGTCTTCGTCGACAACTGGCGCGGCAACATCCGCGAACAAGGGCAGTTGATGGTAGAGAGTGAGGCACGCCCCGATGGCGATGCAGCTTCCGAAGAACAAGCGCTATGACGACATCAGTGTCCGCGGGCCGGTGATCATCAGCCGGCACGTCGATGGTCAGCCGATTGCGATCGACATGGGCATCACCTGGTACGCGAGCGACGCCTTCACCCTCTGCTCCAACCTCAACGCCCACAGCGCCGGCGTCTCCTATCACTTCCGACCCCTCTACGACACCGCGATCGGCCAGGAGTAGCAGTTCGTGCGGATTCACCTCCCTGGACAACACGCCGGCCAACGGGCCGTCGACAGCCAACTACGCCGGATCAACTGGCTCTGTGCGGGCCGGCGCTGGCGGAAGACGACCTTCTGCGCGAGTCGCGCCGTCCAGCGCGCCGTCCAGGGCGACGAGATTGTCTGGGGTGCGCCGACCTTCCGCCAGGTCCGGATCGGCTGGAACGAGATCCGGAAGGCGACCGTCGACGTCGCGACCTTCAACGAGAGCCGGATGGAGGCCGTCTTCCCAGCGCTGGGCAACGGGCGACAGGGCATCATTCACTTCGTCTCGATGGACGAGCCGGACAATGCCCGCGGCTACACCGCGGACGGGATCGTCCTCGATGAGGCCAGCGAGAGCCCCGAGGTCGGCTGGAACCAGGTGCTCCGTCCAATGCTGATGGACACCAACGGCTGGCTCCTCGCCGCGTTTACGCCCAAGGGCATGAACTACACCTGGCGCAACACGATGGATGCGATCCACGGCGACAACCCCGAGGCGATGGCCTGGCAGATTCCCAGCCTGGGCTGCGTGATCGCCGAGGATAAGCTCCTCCGGGTCCCGCACCCGCTGGAGAACCCCAACCTGCGCTTCGCCGAGTTAGAGGCGATGTTCGTCAGCATGCCGCGGCGCGACTTCCAGCAGGAGATATTGGCCGAGTTCTTAGACGACGTCGGCGGCGTTTTCCACGGCGTCAACGACTGCATCGACCCGAGCCTGAGCCTCCTCAGCGGGCCCCCGAACCGCGTCTTCCAGTACGTGATCGGGCTCGACCTGGCGAAGTACCTCGACTATACGGTCGCCGTCGTCGTCGACTTGCAGAGTAAGCAGATCGTCGACTTCGTCCGCTACAACCGCGTCGACTGGGTCGAGCAGGTCGAACGGATCAAGCGGCTGGCGCAGACGTGGAACAACGCCCTGGTCTGGATGGACTCGACTGGCCTGGGTGACCCGATCTACGACCAACTGAGCTATGCCAAGGTGCGCGTCCACGGCTACAAGTTTACGCCCCAGACCAAGACGGCCCTCATCAACAACGCGGTCCTCCTGGTCGAGCAGAAGGCCGTCCGCTACCCCCACATCCCCGTCCTCCTCGACGAGTTGAAGGCGCTCCAGTACACCCGGACCGAGAGCGGGCTCTTGCAGATCGGCGCGCCCGAGGGCATGCACGACGACGCCGCGATGGCGTTCTGCCTCGCCCTCTGGCTGGTCGGGCACACCGGGGGCTCGGGCGTCCTCACGATCGCCGGCGTCAACGCCTTAAGCGGCGGACGCATCTCCGACTTCGGCGGCATGCGCCTCAAGGAAATGGAGTTCTAGCACATGGCTGACAACGGTCCGGGCTACGGCTCCGATCCACAGAACCGCGTCACGCACTTCAAGGACGTCGACAACCAGTACCCGCCGATGCTCACGATGCCCGAGGAGAAGCCGCCGCTGATCGCGCTCGGCGCAGCGGGGACGGCGATCATGTCCGGCCTGATCCAGAGCGAGGAGTATAACCCGAACTGGTTCTGGCGGAACGGCATCGCGATCCTGGAGCGGATGGTCAGGAACGACGCCCAGATCAACGCGACCCGGACGATGGTCGAGCTACCGATCCGCCGCGCCCACTGGACGATCGTCCCGGCCAGTAACGACCCCAAGCACGTCGAGCAGGCCAGCTTCATCCAGTCGTGTCTCTTCGACGAGATGACCTACACGACGATGGCTGGCCGGACACTGACCCAGAAATGGGACGACCTCTTGCGGCACATCCTGATGCACCTCACCTACGGCTTCATGGGGTTTGAGGTCTGCTACCGCGAGGAGGACGGCTGGATCAAATGGTCGAAGTGGCAGCCGCTGCTGCCGCGGACGCTCTGGCGCTGGTGGGTCGGCCCCGACACGGAACTGGCCGGCGTCCAGCAGTGGACCTACAAGGCGTACTCCTACGGCTTCGTCGACATCCCAGCGGACAAATTACTCTTGTTTACCCACCGGCAAGAGGGCCAGAACTTCGAAGGCGTCTCGATGTTCCGCAGTGCGTACAAGCACTGGTTTTACAAAGAGAACTTTGAAAAAGTGGACGCGATCGGGATCGAGCGCAACGCGATCGTGCCCCCGGTGATCCGCTTGCCGGAGGCGGCAACCGCAGCCGACCAGGCGGCGGCGATGCTGATCGTCCAGAACATGCGCGCCAATGAGATGTTGGGGGTCACCCTGCCCTTCGGCTGGGACCTGGAGTTCCCAAAAAATCAGCAAAAATACGCCGCGCAGACCCAGCCGGCGATCCAGTACCACGACACGATGATCGCCAGGAATGTCCTCTGTCAGTTCCTCGACCTGGGCTCGACCGAGACGGGCGCGTACAGCCTCGACAAGAGCCAGGTCCGGACCTTCCTCTCCAGCCTCCAGGCCGTCTGCGAGTACATCGAGGACGTCGTCAATGGCGATGCGATCAAGAAGCTGATCGACTACAACTACTCCGAGGACGAGACACAGGGCGTCTACCCGCGCCTGCAGTGCGACAAGTTGACGACCCAGAACACCGAGGACCTCGCCGAGAGTCTGGGCAAGCTGGCGAGCGGGCAGGTCCCGCTCCTGACGCCTGACCCGGTCCTGGAGGACTGGCTGAGAAAATCGCTCGGTATCCCGACCGCGGTCCTGAATCCGGTCGAGAACACCAACCCCGGCGACCCGGCGACGCCTGAGCGCCCGACTGGTCAGCCCGGCCAGGACGCGAGCCATGACACCAACGAGGCGCAGGCCGCCGCCCCCAGCGCGCAGGACTCGGCGCTCAAGACGCCCGCGGGCCGGAAGGGGCAGATGGCCCCCGTCGCCCAGATGGACGAGGACGCCGCCGACGTCGTCGAGCAGTACCGCCTGATGAAGCTCGCGCTCGACGAGGCGAATTCGTACGACGCGATCGACCGGGCGCTCGGCGTTCGCCTGATGAACGTCAACCACGGCAAGGACGGCAGATTCGCCGAGGGTGGCAATGGCGGGGCGCATGAGAGCGCGGCGGCGGGGAGCCAGAGGACCCGCGGCGAGGAGCAGGGCCGGATGGGCCGCAACGTCAACGACCACGTTGGCGAGGGGCACACTGGCGTGGGCTCAGGCACGACCAACCACGAGTACCTGATGCAGAAGCTGGACGCCAACGACGGCTTCACCTACGACGTCGTCACCCGATCGAGCCCCCGCGACGGCATCGCCTTCTCGCCATACCCTGAGCGCGAGCAGATCGTCCCCGGCAAGGAGATGAGCGTCGAGCACATCCGCGCCTACGAGAAGGCCAACATGGACCTCCTCTCGCAGGCGGGCAACCATTTGG